ATAGGAGAAGATGCACTTCCCCAATCTGATTTGTAGTCTTTACCTCTAGTTCTTTCTACTGTACCAGCTTGTCCTGATGTATTCTGTGTGCCTGTGGCATTAACACCCGGCAAATCAATATTTGCTGTACCATTAAAACTAACACCACCAATATTTCTTGCAGTTTCTAATGCTGTTGCAGTTGCTGCATTTCCTGTGGTTGAACCTGATGTTCCTGAAGTATTACCTGTTACATTGCCTGTCAAATTTCCTGAAAACGTACCTGACAATACATCTGTGCTTGAGTTAAAAGTTAATCCTGATGCTGTCTTTGGACCTAAATCCCCAGTCGCTGCCGTTGTAAACAAGGGAAAACAAGTAGTGTCTGAGGATTCATCTGCAACTGTAATTGCAGTAGGTACATAACTTGATGATGCTTTTGCATCTAATTGTGTTTGTATATTACTTGATACATTGTTTAAGTATCCAAATTCTGTATTTGATATTGTGCCATCGTGTATTTTAGTGGCATCTATTGCTGCACTTGTATTAACATCTGCATTGACTATAACCCCTGTGCCAATAGCCGATGTTCCTGTAACATTGCCTGAACCATCGAAAGATGCTGAAGTCCATGTAACATCTCCAGTCATGCCTATTGTACGACCTGTCGCTAAAGCTGTTGCTGTACTCGCATTTCCTGTTACAGCTCCTGTTACATTACCTGTTAGGTTTCCGATAAACCCACCACTACCTGTTATAGTTCCTGAAGTAGTTAAACTTGTTGCTGAAATAGCTGGTAAGTTAGCTGCTAAATCTGTAATCGTTAATTTAAAGTTAGATCCTGAATGAGCTATAGCAAATACAGATTCTGTATTAGGGGTTGTTGTTGCTGTTAAATCACTAAATTTTTGTGTTGCCATTTATTGTTCAGTCCATGTTGTAGTTGCTGTAGCTGGAACATCTTGCCAGTCATCAGGAGCTATGACAACTCCCCCTTCTTGTTGAAACAGTAATCCTGTTTCTGTTACTAATAAATCTAAGTTATCTTCTGTTTCAAAATACCCTTCTGATGTATTTTGTACTTGCGACCAACTGGTTGAAGATGTAGAAAGAACTGTCCAGGTGGTCATTAATATAGCCCATAATCTATTCTTGTCGTAGGCGCTACCCCTGAATGCCTGTCTCTTTCGTTTGTATCAATTAAATCTTTTTTAGCCCTATCGTAATAACCTGCCCATACCTGTATTCTTTTGTCGTTTTGAAGATAAGGTTCTGCTTCTACTAAAGCTCCGTATAAATACAGATCAGGGTGGTAAGTTAACATGTCATTGGTTGTGTTTGAATCTGATAAGGCGGTAAAATACTTGTAATAAAGCATCTCTATTTCATAAACGCCATCTGGAACTGGTCTTAATTGAAAGTCGTTGCCAATAATAGAATAGGCTTTAGGCTTTCCTTTTGTGCTTCCTGCTTTAACCCTGTCCATTTGCTCTGGCGTTAAATATTCTAAGCTAGTCAGAGGGTTAGTGTTTAGTTGTATGTTTCTCATAGCAACATAGCCATCTGGCAGAGTATAATACTCAGTATCCGCTATAGTGTTAGCGGTAACCCTAGTCTCCATTCTTCTAATCTTAAAATCTCTTCTGTGTCTAGTTTCTGTTAGAGCGATAAAATCAGGAATAACATCGGTTAAATCTTCTCTGTCTAGCCAACTAGCTATTGCTGTTTTTAATTCTGCATATGTTGATATTGCCATTATTTATCCTTATTATAAAATTTTTTTAATCTTTTTGGGTTGTGAGCTTCTTGAAGAAAGTTTCCTATTTTATTAAGTGTAGACTCATCATCTATATCTTTTAAATATTTTGGTGGAGCGAGTCTATTATCGAGTATTTTACGATCTGCTATTTTAGGTGCTGCTGTTTGATTTTGAAAATTTCTAGGTGCTAAACCTTTATGTTCATATTCTACCTTTTTGTTTTTTACAGTTTTATTTTTTTTGTTGTTTCCTGCTACATGAGGAACTCCTCCTCCAAGTCTTTTTTTTAATCTTTCAGCCATTATATTACTCTACTTGTTGTTTTTAAATATCTATATTCTGGACTGTTAAGTAGCTTCTTAACAGCTTTTGCGTGATCCTTGTTTCTAAGATCAACTCCGTATTTGTTTTTCCATTCGTAATACACTACAACAGGAATTCTAGCGGATAATCGAAATTCATCTTTTATACTATGATCTTCCTGTTGTAATCTTTTATTCGAGTCTATAACTTTGGAAATATCTTGAACATGCTCAATAACTCCCTGACCTGTAGGGTTGTGGAAGTGAAAAATTTGACCATCTCCTAGTTTTCTTTTCATTACTCGCTAAGCTCCTCTACAAAAACATTAGCTGTACTACTTGCAATGATAGCTGCAAGTTTATCAGCATTGTCTACTTTGAAGGTCTTAGGTTCATTAGCTACTAAACGGATACCAGTAGAAACGGCTGCTGTTGGCGTTTTGCCAAATGCAACAAAAACACCAGTAGTGTCAGAAGTAACTCTTACATAAGTTATTCCATCACTAAAAGCGTCTGTTCTTTGTGTTCCTGTCTGATTAACTGTTCTAGTGTGATTGACTATGACTCTTTGTCCAAAACTCCAGCTACTCATTATTATCTCCTAATTACGAATGTTACCAATAGTTTTTTAGCACCTGTAGAACCACCATCTGTAATCATTTCGATAGTTCCATCTTCTTCGACTCTGCTAAGTGCTGTTGGTTCTGCTGAATCAACATCACCTGCTGCTGAGCCTGAGTGTGCAACTGTAATGCCACCGCCTGTTACAGCAGTACCACCAATTTCAAAACTAATTGCAGCGTTTCCACCACTTATAGCTCCTTGTAGTGCAGTAATAATTTTTACAATATTACCGCCATCAGGCACAGCTACAAAAGTGCTTGATGCAGTAGAAATATCTTCTATTTCTGCTGTTATAAAATAATCATTTAATGTTCTCATTAAATTTCTCCAATATTAATAACCCTCGTTCCGAAGCGGTACCTTCTTCAAGGTCATTATTAAATGTATCTGGGTGGGGTAGGAAACCACGCCTACCCCTATGAATAACCTTACGGGGTTATAAAGTGTTTAAGTTATGAAGTAGTTATATCGGCTACTTTTCCACTTGCTGCTTCGTTTCTAGAAACTAGTGTCCATTCAGTTAAGAGTAATCTCTTCTCTGCGTCACCAGTTTTAGCTAGTTCAGATACAGCAAAAGGTCTTAAGAAACCTGTTGCCCACATATCTGTTTGAAGCAATAGTGCTGTTCTACCGCTACTTCTTAGTAGTCTATTAGATTCTACTCTGACTTCACCAAAGTCTGAAACATAAACATCGATAGTAGCGACTAAGCTTCTATCTTCTGCCATATCCATTCTTGTTGAATTACCAGTAAAACCTGATATTTTTTGTTTGTTGAACGAACCAACAAGTAACAAGTCAGGCTCACCACCTGCATCGTAACATGACTTCATTGTTGCTTTTAGGAGAGATTCTGTTAGCACTCTTTGAGTACCATCAGTAACTGCACCAGTTGAGCTGTTTGTAGAACCACCACTGCCATGAGAGTCGTTAGTTGTTAGAAATGATTCACATCCACGAGCAACTCTTGCCGCAGCTCCATCTCCAGTACCTGCAACGGCTGCTGTTTTACCAGTCATTGCTAACTCCATGTCGCGTTTTAGTTCTTTACCAGCTTTAGCCACTTGGTAAGCTAGTTCGTCTGTCATACCTGCTTTTTTAGTAACTTCTTGTGTGCCAGTTACGATCACAGGTTTATAAGAAATCTGTGTGTAGTTGAAAACACGAGAAGTAGCTGATAAAGCAGCATTGGGAGCGTCATCTCCCTCTATTTGTGCGTTTGCTGCTGCTGCCGCTAATGCATCAGTTTGCCACTCGTGCTTAGTAAAAGTACAAGTTGCAGTACCGATAGATGACATCATTGGAGTGTCAGTTGGAGAAATGTTATAGATAACATTAGCCAAATCTTCTCTGTTGTCATTAGCGTCAAAAGTTTCATACGCATTTGTTGTAAATGCCATTTTTGATTACCTCTGTATAAAGTTTAATTAGACTATAGAAGATTTTTAATCAGGTCTTGTGCGTCTTTAACACTTCCTGTTCTTCTAAGCCTTGCTTTTTGTTGCGCTCTTTTTTCAGTATTTACTTCGTCAGATGTTTGTTTCGTACCAGGTCTAGTCACTTTAGGAACATTGTTAACTTTTTTGTTCTTTATCTTTGCATTGACCAAGTCATCATATTTCATAGCTTTGTGTAAAATTTCAACGCTACGAGCATCTATTAGTTGAGATATGTCGTTTTCTGTAAACCCAGATTTAATAGCAAAGTTTTTAATTCTGCTCTTAACTTTAGGTCCTTCTACAGGATCAGACCAATTAGGAATTTTATCTGCAACAATTCTTGCTTGTTCGACTCTAACTTCCTCAATTTTCTTCTCAGCTTCTAGTTGTGCTGCGTATTGCTGACTTTTTCTCTCTTCAGCTATTTGTTTTCTGCTCTCTTGTAATTGCCTTTCTTCATCTCTTTTTATAGAGTATTGAACAGGGTCTTCTACCTTGAGTTTTGCCCAATCTGTAGACTCGAATGCTTTTAAATCATTATCTACTATTTGATCAATGTCCTCTAGGCGTGACAAGTAACGCTGCCTTTCTTGTTGAGTAGTCTCAAGTTGTTGAGAGAGCATTCTTTTCTCTTCTTCTAACTTTTGTCTGTCCTCGCCAAGCATGGCATTTTTTCTACTGTAATCAGCTCCAAATTGAAAACCTTTTTTCAGCTCATCAAGGGTCACAGAATGCTCTTTTCCTGCCGCTTTGACAGTATATCGCTCCTGTTCCTCAACTTCTTCTTCAGTATTTTCTTCTTTTATATCTTCTGCTGTTAACCCATCTGGGTTAGCCGCTTCTGTTTCAACTGATTCGGACTCCATGTCCTGTGCAGAAACTTCTTCCGTTGTTTCTGTTTTTTCTTCGTCTTCTTGGGATGGCTCATTTTGAGCGCCCAGAATACTAGATTCTTTTATTGCTCTCTGTGCAGACAGTACATCTGTAACAGGAGTTCCGCCAAAAGCGGATTGTTTTATAGGGATATCTTCTTTTGCCATGATTATTTACCCCCTTTTAATTCGTCTTCAATTAGTTTTCCGTTTTCTACAGTATTCACGAGAACCTGTTGTGATTTAAGTGTACCAACAACGGAATGGTATATTGCTTCTCTTTTGTCGGTTTCAGTCAAACCTGTTCTGAGCCAGTCTTGAAAAGCTTGGTTTTGTATAACTTCGTATGATCTTATTAAGATGGGGTTTTCGAGCAACGCTCTAGCTTCCCTTCCTTCTTTTATTTGTGCTTCTTTATCTGTCATTTTCTTCTCCAATTTGACAAACTCTGTCCACTACATGAGTGGGTATAGGTCGTTTGCCTGTTAAATATCCTCGAATATCGTTGTGTGATATTGATGTCTTCAAGGATAATTCGTTTACAGAAATGCGATATTTTAACATTAACTGTTGTAATTCTGTTCTGGTAAATTTTGATTTATCTATCAAGCCTTCTTTTTACTCTTTCTTTTGTTTTTTTTTGTACTTTTTTTAGGGAAACCAGCTTTCATATTTGCATATGCTTTATCTGATATCGTAGATTTCTTTTTACTTCTACTTGTTCCTGCTTTTTTTCTTTTATTAATATTTTCGTATAAACTCATTTTCCTACCTTTTTCATTGCTAATTTATGTGCCTGTGTAAAAGTCTTTCCCTTGTTCATTTCCTTGCGCATAAAAGCCATATGTTTTGCAGTATGATGCACTTTATGCTTTGCAAGAGTATCCTTTTGTCTTTTAGTTAACATTTGCCTTTGCCTTTCTTTTTGTTTTTTTTTGTTTTTTTGCCGTACATTATAATAACCTCAATAGTTCTGTAAATTTATCTGTCATTAATATAAATATAACTAAAGCTCCCCAGATAACATATTTAAATCTAAAAACCTCAATCTTTACATCTCTCATATCTCTTTCAATATGCTGTAAGTGATTGTTTTTTATATCATTAATATCTTTTTTAATTAACTCTATTTCTATATTTAATTCGTTTAAATCTTTCATGCTAATGGTAACAAATAAGTCTTTTTAGTATTGTTTTTAGCGATTTTTAAAGCATTTCTTTCTGATACTCCTCTTTTTTCTAACATTTTTATAGTTTTTGATAATGT